TTACGGAAGATATAGAAGTTAAGTACCCCATTCTCCCCTTGATACTTAGACAATAGTTTACCCTTGCGTTCTGGAATACGGATGTCTTCCCAATGTGTGGGCCAGTCACCTGTCCATGCAACCTTCACCTCTGCTTCATTGAAGTATGTGTAATCTTTTTTCTGTGATACAACATCTACTGAATAGTTCTCTTCAGTGTTTACAATTGTATGTCCCGCATCCTCAAGATGCTTTACCAGTGTGTCCTTTGCAGGACCATCATAGGCTGCATACAACGCTGTACTGAATTGCTTACGAGTTCCCATTTAAATACTCCTTTAGTTCTGTGTAGCCACCGATATGATCACCATTGTGAAATATCTGTGGTACTGTTGTTATACTTGATCGTTTCAATAAATACAATAACCATTTACTAGATGGTGATTGAATGTTGTATTCTACAAAGGTTTGATTATGTCCTTGTAGTAGTGCCTTTGCATCATCACAAAAGTTGCATTGGTCACGGCTAATTATTGTCCACATCTTTTCTCCATACTAATTCAAACAATAGTTTCTTTTGTTCGTACTCTGACATGATCATCCAATCACGTATCTCGTCAGTGGTACGGTAACACCCTGTGCAGTATCCATCGTTACCAATCCGACAGACCTTTACACAGGGTGATGGCACAGTGCCAATAGGTTTAGCACTGCCCCTTCTCACTATAGACCATCCACCATAGCCTGTGTCTTAGCTAGTTCAGGATCACTTACCAATCCGTATTCAGCTAGTGGTCCATCTGGACCTGCGATCTCATCAGACACAAAGAACTGAATGTACTCACGTAGTCCATTTACCTGATCAAGGTGTGCGTTCTTCACGTAGAACTGCAATGGACGTGACACAGGATATTCGCCAGATGCAATTGTTTCTGTCGATGGAGTTACACCGTTAACCTTTGCAGCATAGATTGTGTCTGTGTTGTTCAGCAAGAAGCTCAGTCCGAAAACACCAATACCTTCTTGGTTTGCTTCTAGTGATGCTAGTGTCTCTGTGTAATCCCCGTCTATGTCTACTGAAACACCATCTGTACGTACCTCTGCACATCCCTTCTTTCCGTGTAGATCATATGAACCTGCTGCCTTACACCCTTCAATCATAACCTTCTTATCAAAGACCTCTCGTGTACCATGTTTAGTACCAGGGATAAACATCTTGATTGGACGGTCAGGGAATGATGGATCAACATCTTGCCAGTTCTTAGCAGTTGAATGCTTGGACAATGCTAGGTATACGTGCATTGGAGTTAGCTCTTCAAAGCCCTTTGTTTCATGGCGTGACGCAAATACAATACCGTCATACCCAATCTGTACCTTTGTGAAATCACCGATACTGTCAGTACAACGTACTGCTTCATCGTCTTTCATCAATGATGATGAGTTTGCGATGTCGATTGTGTTTAGGCCAACGCCTTCACACATACGCTTACGTCCTGCACCAGACCCACCTGATTCAATTACAGGTGTAGGGAAGTCAAAGTTCTCACCGAATGCTTCTGCAACAATTGATGCATAAGGCAGTACGGTAGATGAACCCGCTACGTGTACAAAGTCACGTGCTGTAGCAGCAGTTGCAAAGGTAGTTGCTACCAAGATAGCTATTAGTTTTTTCATATATAATCTCTCCTTCTAATTAATGTGCCGTTACGACACGTGACTTGTTATATCACAGGCTTGTAACAGTTTTATGACTATGCTCCGATGTCCACGATTTCGCATGAGTCACCAGTACAAGCAAACGTCTGACTTGACTTTGTGCTATCTTCTTTTTCGTACTCGGATAGCTTTGCCCAATCAATTGCAGTTGGCATCTTAGCTAGTAATGCCTCATATTCATCAGCCGTGCAATCCTGATAAGGTGCTTGCTGATAAGTATGATCAGAGTGTGGCAAGAATGACACACCTGACATCTCGTCAAAGTGTTTGTATACAAATGCACCCACCTCTAGCCATTCAGATTCACGTACTGTGCAAGTCACCGATGGTTTGTGCTCACACCAGTGTCGTTGATACGCAAGCCATGTCTCTAGTTGTTCAATAGCTGTCATATCATTACGTGTGACTGCGTCTTGTGGTGACTGCATAGGGAAGCTAAACACTGTAGTCGTGTCTGGATTAAACACACACGGCTCTGCAGGGATACCTTGATCCTTCATCATGCTAGTCAAGGGGTCATTATTATCGCCTCTAACGGTTCTAATATAGTAGTCGTTATGACGTGCATGGATTCCACTTGCGGAGTCCACGAGTTGGGAGACAGTGCCCGATGGTTTATTGCAACTAATTGCAGTACTAGGATTAATTCCAAGACGATCAGCCCACTCAGCATTAGTATCAACAGCCACTTGGCGAAGGTGAGAAAGTGTTTCATCTAGTCCCTTATTCTTCAGTGTCATAAGAGGGTTGTCCATTACCCCTGTAAGAGACACGCCAAGCAACCTCTCTTCCTCAGTATTTTTCTGCCACACTTTACGCAAGTATGGGAACTTGGTGTATGTGGATTGAATTGTACCCAGAATTGTTGCCAGACGGACTTTGCGTTCCAGTGTTTTAATATCATCAGTTGCACGTACAACAATTTCTGTAAGGTTGCACACTTGCCCAGATCGCAATATGATTTCACTGCACGGGTTCGTCCCGAACTCATGGTTAGGATCACGGCGACCATACTTCTTAGCTTGGTTCTTAGATGCTTCACGGTTAAACACTCCTCGTTCACCTGACTTACTCTCTACCAATGCCAACCACTCACGCATGAATGTCTCTGCGTCTGGCTTCTCTGTGTATGATACACTGTTGTTTGCCAGTGCACGATAAGCTGCTTCGTTCCACCACTGTCCTGACTTAGCATGACGCATACGGTCATCACTTAGGTTAGACAGACTGATCATTGCTGAACGGCGTACACCACCCACTACAACAATCTGACCAATGAAACACATGATGTCATGGCATTCAATAGACGATAGCTTACGGCTTTGTGCATTCTTGAATGTCTGTACCGTGAAGTTGAATAGATCAACTAGTGGTGCAGGACCACTGGCACGTCCACCGAATGTCTTTAGTCGTGAACCTGCAGGGCGTACCTTACTGACATCCCACTTAGGAATCTCTCCTGCCCATAGCAACGACAACACCTGACGATATGCCTTAGCCCAACCCTCTTTACTGTCCTTCACAACCACTGTAGTTTCACTTTCGTACAGTTCAGGTACTTCAGGTAGCTTGGATACGAACTGACGTTCCACACTAAATCCTACACCTGTACCACACAACAGCACAAACATTGCTTCATCAAAAGCAAATGGATGATCTACATGTAAGTACGAACAGTTGTACATACAAATATTATCACGTGCTGCTGCCGCCCCTGCAGTCATCAGTGCTCTCATAGATGGCATGATCTCTAGGTCTAGGATAGCCTGTTCAATATCCTTGTACACGTCCCATCCTGACTCGTCAGTGAGCAAAGGAGCAACGATGTTGTCCATGTACCGTGTCACTGTTTCCTGCCACGATTCACGTCGTTGTTCATCCTCTAGCCAACGTGCGTACCGTGACGTATGGATGAACGATTGATAGTCTGTTGGTAAATAATTGTTCATGTTCACTCCGTAATTATTTTAATACTTTTGACGGTCATACCGTCGATGTCATAAATGTATTCCTGTAGGGCTTCGTTGATCTCTTCATCAAGTCTTCCGTCTACAGGAATCTGATACTCGTCTTCATCAATTTCTAGTGTTAAGAAAATCTTGGCTATCATTACTCCCCACCAAAGTTCACCTTCACAACGTTACCGTTAACACTATCAATAGTTGGTTCTGGTATCTTATCTTCAAATGTTTTTGATACCATACTGAATAGTTTGTTACGGAACCCTGCATCCGATTCCATCAAAGGAATGGCACAGATGAGCATATCACATAGCATATTCAGATGTGTGAAGTCATCGTTGTCCAATGCATTATAATCTGTTGTTGCCATGCTTACTGATATATCACCTGTCCATCGGTCATCTTTGTCCACGTCAGGACTTAGTCGAATGATGAAGTCATTAGGATCAAAGTTAATGAATGTTTGTTGTTCTTGCATATTATCTCCTTATTTTTTCCAATGGAAATTGTATTAGTTCAGGATGTGTGTCTTTACCTTTTTCCTTCAACCATTCCTCTGGGATTACTCTATCTGCGTAAAGGAACTTGTTACGTTCACACCAGACCCCGTAAGTTGTCTTTGCCCCCTTGCTTAGTTTACGTTTACTACTTTCAAACACAAACCGTATATCAAGGTCAGGGTGTTGCTTCTTAATCAGCGAATGTTTCCTACGATCATCTGATGTGAACCGTCCCTTTGTTTCAATTATGATGCCGTTAGGCAGCACAAAGTCTGGAGTGTAGGTACGATACATTAAATCTTCCCACTCTATCTTAACAGCCTCGTACTTGATAGGAACGTTGTGCTCCTTCAGGTAGTCTTTGACTTTGATTTCAAGACCACTACGATACCCATGCTTTAGTGCTGCTCTAAACTGCTTGCCGTTCATTAGATAAACGGTTGCCAGTTAATACGACGAACACCCAGTGCTTTCAGTTCTTCACTCAGCAACTGCTCTGCTTCGTTACGAGCCTGAATGGCAGCACGTACCCCTGCATACCGTTTTTCACTGAGTTCACGTTTACGTTCACGTAGTTGCTCTTCAAGCATCTTGATCTCTTCTTGTAGTTCTTTTAGTTCATCATCGCCTAACATAATCAATCCTCTATGTATGCCACCGTCTTGGGGTCTTTTGCTTTACTTACCCGTGATGGTTCTTCAACCATGTTGGGCCAACAGTCATATCTGTAATCACAGAAACGACATCCATCATTTAATACCATATTTCCTGTAGCTTTACCACGGAAAAATTCAGGTACTGGTTTAAAACAACGTTTAAATTCGTTGCTATTTACAGTCTCGACAGTGTCCTTGATCTTATCAAGTTCATTGTCCATGTCTAGGTTGTCAGCAGGTACGTACTTGAACTCGCCTGTACCTTTATTCACTACCCACCAACCACCTGCCTTGTAGCCAGATGCCTTGGCATACCCTGCAAGTTGTCCGACATAACCAAAGCTATCACCTTTGGCGAGGGTGTCAAATGAATCAAACTTGTTTTGGTATGACCAAGGACTAGCTGACTTAACGTCATCCACAGCATCGTCAAGCACAAGATCGTAGCTACCTTTAACAGTAGTATCATTGGAATCTCCCACTACGAGAGAGACAGTATCTGTATCCTTGTACTCGACACCAGAGGCACGAAGAAGTCCTTTAAATACTGCTTCAACAATATCTCCAATCATCATGTTCATAACGAATGTAGTCGGCTTCGGTAGTGCAGTCTCTGGTTTGTTCTTATCATACCAGAGTTGGCAAGTAGGACGTCCAATGTTGGACATCCTTAGTGTGAACTCACTACGTGACTTACCACTGCCGAACTGACGAAGCACTGCGTTTGCAACATCAACTCCAATGTCAAAGGCTTCTTCATCACTGAAGGTGGTCTTTCCATTGGCTGCGTCTGTCATAAACTGATGCAGTTTTAGTTCTGCAGGATGGTTCATTAAACAACTTCCTCTATGTCGATGTCAATAAAGTCTTCGACAGTGTCAGTGTCTACATCATCGTGCTTGTGGGCGTTTTCCTCCCACGCATTCTTGATGTAATCATTGTAGTTCTGAACCCATGCAGTAAAGTTAGCAAAGGTTTCCTGATCTTCATCAGACACATCCAACTGATCGGATAGGTCTAGTGCAAGAGTAGGAAGGTAGAACACATTACCATTAGGCAATGCACGTTCTTCCGTTGCTGCTTTCACGTAATGTTGCACAGGTAGTCGGCGCATCTTGCTGAGTTTCGTGAAGATCGTACCCGCAGTTTTGAATGCATCACGATTTTCAATCTCCCAGATAAATGCTTGTTCGTCTACCTCAACAGGATTACCCTGTGCATCAGTCACATCATGCAACTGAACTGTGCCAAACATTACACGAACACGTTTGATCTGACGAATCAAATCTTGTGTCTTCTCAGGCAATGCCTTGAAGTCTTCAATGTAACCCGCAGGTTTACCGCAGTTGAAGCCACCATCGTTGTCCTTCATGTCACTGTTCAAGTCGTTAGCCATCAGTGTCTTGACGTAACGGTTAGGTGTAGTGTCGTTACCCTTGATGAAACGTTTGTACATGAAACGTTGTAGGTATGGACGAATAGTCGCAGTACTTGCATAGTACGTAGGTCCATCTGGAATCTCCAGTTTGTACGTACCACCTGATACTACTTCCATCTTAAC